TGTAAATCGTACCACGGCCTTGTGCCATTCCTCGTTGCCAATAGAATTCTGCACCAGTACCTGCACCAGCAGCATATGATACTGTTTCATTTCTAACAAATAAAAAATCGATTCCCTCAGGGAATGCGATTGTACTTGATTTACCGCTGGACGTAAATCGACCTTGAAGATTGCCTGCAAAAACAACTGACATTGTATTCTCCTTATCTTAGCGTACAACGCATGTTTGTTATCCAGAGATCATTAAGGATACGCGGAACTTCAGCAAATACATAACCAATGGTTACGTTTTGGAAAAGCGGATCCGAGAACACTGGTGGTCTATACAAGAATCGAGCAGAATAGTTATCTTGTTCAACACAAGCCAACGCTTCCATACCTTGTACAAACACATTATAAACATCATTACCCAACGCTGAAGCGTTCGGAGAAACAGATGCTACAGAAGAAAGCATGAAGCGAACATTATTAATGCTACCCCACTCACTTCTCAACACACGGTTATCATTTGGGTAGTTCCATTTAGAAATGAACCCATTGATGTTATTTAAATCTTTAGATAATTTTGTGTGACCTAAAGCTAAGTACGCATCACGTACTGGCCCCGTACCAAATTTATCTTCACCACCGATAGTATCCAAAATCATCCAAGCATCATTAGTTAACAATGCAGATGTGACTTCATCGACATCAGAAAGAGATAAATCAGTTGGAAGATCACCATTGTTACCACCAGTACAGTTATACATAGAAGCAGTAGCTGCTAACATATCACGTGTTAACTGGTCTTCGGTCATACGAAGAGACAAGCCAAGTAATTCTGCTGTTTCATTAAGAACAGGATCTTGGTTTTGTAAGGTAACTTGTTGGTTAATCGCTACATAAAGGCCATAGAATGACATAGTAGCATCAATATCAACACGGTTCAATGGAGTCGCTGGAGGAGTTGCGCCACTCGGTCCCAAAGGAACTGGAGCAGTTGGCAATCTATCATAGCGCGCCATACGTAAGGTTCTTCCACCTTTAGCTGGCAAGCGTTTGGATAGTGCACCTAATTTCATAATTAGATTCGGTGTTCTAACCGATAAAAGCACATCATCAAACGTTTGCTGCACTGGAGCAGGAAGAGTTGTAGGTGTAGTTATCATACACACACTCCTAAAAATACAAACGTATACAAATTTGGTTTTTACTATGAGTTGGATGACTACTCAATACATCCACGAAGTGGCGAACTTCATTACGCCGAGAAGGAATGCTGACGAGGCGGGTTACGTCATGTAATTAGCGAGATTACGTTACGCTAGTAGATAGTATAGTAAGAGTTGGCATAAAAATACAAGAAAATGTCCCTGTAATTTAGGAGCTTTATTTCTAAACTACAGGGACTTCGCAAAAACTAGGGCCCAAGAAAAAAGGAGTAAACTGGAACCCTAAACAACAGTATGCTTATTATTGCTTATAACGCTTCGCTTCTTCAACCTGACGGCGTAGTTGGTCTTTACGTTCTTCACTGAGAACACGCCTATCATAATCTCCAACGCGAGCTAATGGCGTCTCTCCAGATTGTGGAGCAGCATTAGCAGCAGAGCGTGGCTTAATTCTATTTTCTTCTACTCGTTTATCGAGCTCTTGATATTGATCTGCAAGAATACCACTATTTTTTATTAATTCATAGGCAGTAAATCCACGATCATATATATCTGAGTTCGCTAGAATAGTTCTATATAATGCAGGCTTTTTTTGTTCTAGCTTTTGTAAGTTTTCTTTACTTACTATACTTTCAAAATCATTAAACTGACTCTTAAGTCTTATCTCAGCTTGAGTCATGGCATTCTGTTGATTGTACTCTTCAAATTGCTTTTTGGTATTTCTTAGTTCTTGTTTAAGATTTTTTACATACTTCTTAAGATGTTTACCTTCAATATATGTATCATCACTCAGATCAAAGTCATCGTCTTCATCAACGATCTGCATTTTATTTGGTTGTTGCTGATTTTGTGACATATTCATCTGAACCATACGTTCCAATTCAAGCATTCTTCTCTCAGCAGACTCAGCTCTTTCTCTCAAAATACGCATATTAGCTTCTTTTTGAGAGTCTTGAGCCATATTTTGCTGTACTGGCTGTGCCGTTTCAACTGTATGTTCTTGTTCAGCAGGGAACAAATGCTCTTTTGCTGCATCTAACTCATCAAACATGCCGTCTCCTCATCATTGATCTTAATAACTGCATCTATCTTTTCACCATTTTCTTTTTTAACCCATTCAAGCAGCTCGCCACTCTCCATGAGAACGACAAACTTTGCCAATTCCTCAGTCTCTTTATCATTCATATACTGAATTTGATTCCTAAGTATATGATAATACAATATTGCATCAGGAATAGACCATAAAAACTCAAGTTGACCGGTTACATTCTTGTATTTCCACACTGATTGCTTATATACAGGAGTAGGACACGACTTCCTTGCCAACGGTATAATCTTAGGTTGCCTAAGAACACGATCAACAGTAGTAATAAGTACAACATAAAAGTCTTTGCCAAAGTATCCATCTTCGTTTTTAGCCTTATTAATTGTATCATGAAGTCGAGCCATAATATCAGGTTCCATGGAACGTCGATACTCGATAATATCATCTTCAAAATCTAAGGCTAAATTATCATGTTCAAGCAGAACCTGACCAGCTAATTTTTTCTGCTTCATATTTCTCCTGAAAATGTAGTTGTTGCACGAAAGGTAAAAAGAGATGCAATGCAACAAAAATATAGAAATCCTTTTGTTTTCCATCTAAAGCATCTGTTGCTTTATACCGTAATCATAGTAAAGAAACAAAACAATATCAAAAAAGGGTAAAAAAAAACTCTTATTTCTTTCCACACTGCAAGATATATGTTATTATTTATACAACTAAATACACAGTGTGAATTTTAATAGGAGTTAACATGTTGTAATAACCACAAATGTCTTTCTTTAGTTTCGTCATATATTAATTTTACTAAACAGGATTTTCATGAAGAAATCGTTACTATTATTATTGTTTATCTCATCGTCTATGTTCTCAATGGAATTTGATCGTGTTATTCGTACTGATAATGCAATTATGTCAGTCATGGAATTAGATCGTATTAGCTATGCTGACAATGCGCATAAGATGTATATTCAGCCGTTCTCAGTTAAAGTTCCTGAACGATTGGGCAATATAGACCTTTATCATGGAAGAAAAGGATTCTATGTTCGTCAAGATGATAAGAAACAAACCATTAAGAAATACTTCACTGATCCAATATTACGCGATATCACAAAAACGCAACTAAGAGCTTTTCTAGCGAACGGATACCTTACTCTTAACCAAATGGATGATGGTGAGTTTTCACTCAAAGCTAAGGGTCGTATGGTTGGTGGTGGACCTCTTTTTGGTGCAGCAGCTTATTGGATAACTAAATCATTGTGCTATGGAACTATAGCGGCAGGAACTGGGGCTGCAGTAATTACAACCGGTGGTGCAATTGCAGGAGCAGTTGCTGGTGGTGCAGCTGCAGGTGGTGCAGGTACAGTAGCTGGACTTGCTATAGCAGGGAATGCCGCTACAGGAACAGTCATAGCAACTTCTGTTGCAACTACTGCAGGTACAGCAATAGCTACTACAGCTGGCGCTGGAATTGCTACTGCTGGCATGGCAGGATTAGTAGGAACTGGCGCAGGAGGAGTAGCAGTAGGTCTTACAGCAACTGTTGGAACTGCTGCATTAGGAGAAGCAGCGGTATTAACTACAGGAGCAGCTCTCGCTACCGGCGCCACAACTGGAGGCGTTATAGCAGCAACTGTTATCGGCATAGAAGCAACATCAGTAGCAGTTGGATCATTCTTTGGTATGTTACCTTTTACACCATAAAGTATAAAATAATATGCGTTACATAGACCTTCTGAAACTACACATAAAAGTTGGTGGATGGGCAATTTCAGCAATGATCATTAGTTATGGCATCGTATGCTATTTAGGATCAATACAGCCAATTTATATATCTTCCAAAGTCATTATAAATTTTATAAGTATTATGATTTTCAGTACTTTTTGGCTATGGTATTTTGACTCATTAAAAAAGAAATAAACCAAAAGGAATTTCCATGAAAAAGATTTTATATCTATTACTAATATCATCACCTGTTTTTGCTATGCAACCAAATCGCACAACAACAACTAAGTTACAAGAAAAATTAGTTAAATATGATGCTGTAAAAAACAGACGTTTTACATTTACCCAAGCGGCAATGGTTTATACAGCAATTCCTTCAACAGTTATGACCATAATCCCAACCCCATTAACAGTGCCTTATCTACTTGGAAATACTGTTATCATTGGTGCTGCAGTAATAGCTGATACACTGATTGCAAACAGGGATAACAATAAATAAAATAACTACATTGATAACAATATCCCCCCTGATGAAGAGGGGGGATATTAATGAATTGCAAAGGAGTTAACAAAACAATTCACTATTTTTTATATTTACCGGCTTTTTCTCTACGCGCTTCACTTAAAGCGATTGCAATTGCTTGCTTTGGATTGCTAACGACAGGGCCTTTTTTAGATCCGCTATGTAATGCACCTTCTTTAAATTCATGCATAACTTTTGAAACTTTAGATCTAGGTGCTGGATCTTTTTTCGCTATATGCTTATGGCCATCTTTATGATGCTTATGCCCATCTTTGTGGCCATGTTCACGTGCTTCTTTGTGCTTTTTTAATTCAGGATATTCTTTATACACTTTTGCCTTGATTCCTGCTGGATTAGAAGCAAAATGTGCTCTTGCTAATGCGTTTCTTGCACGTGCCTTGGTGTTAATAGGGAAAGAATATTTTGAAGCGCCTCCAGCAGCACCAGCAAACTCTTTAGGGCTTACAGTTTTATATTTACCTGCGCTTGATGAGCCTTTTTTCGCTCTCATCTTTTCTTCTTTGCCATGAGCGACTTTCACGCCTTTGGCAACAACAATCTTTTTGCCGTCTCTTTTTTTGTGCATGATACTTCCTAAAAAAGGGAGAATTTTTACATTCCCCCCATTTAATTACTGTGATAATGAAGAATCACGGAACCATTCTTTAATCTTCTCTGGAGACGGTTGTTTTTGATTATCTTGTTGTTTATCTTTTGGAGTATTAAGAATTTTATATGCTATCTTCATAGCTTTAGCATTGGGTCTTGGAGCTCCTGGCATGAATACTCCTTAGTATTTACCTGGTTTTTCTTCTCTTTTGAGATCAGCATAATCTTCATGCATTTGCTTTTGAGCGCCATAGAATAAATCATCTACATAGCCCATGTCATATCGAGGTGCTCGTGGCCAGTATTCATCAATAACACTACGTGGAAGTAAGCAAGGTGCAGACATATCTTCTCTGATCATTGCTCCATCACGCGCTTGCATTCTACGACTTTCTTTATAACCAGAATATGCTTCACGTGATTCTAATCCACGAACGGTATTAGGTACTGGATCACTATTGTCATAACGGCGTTTCATCATTTCTCCACGGCTTCCATGACCCATTTCGTCATGCGCACGAACAGCCATGCTTCCGCGTCCATCTTCTCTTTTTGAGTGATGGTGTCTTTTCTTTGCCATAGTCGGCTCCTTCGTTAGATACTGCGCTTTCACGCAAGGGTTGCCCTCTATCTAACCGCTTCAGAACTATTCTGAAAGGTTTGAGGATTATTCGAATTCTCTTCTTTGTTTGATTCGAGTTGCTTCATCATCCTCTGGATTGATATTATCTTTTCCAAATGAGTAATGTCTATAGTCTCTATCTCTTTCATCGCTTTTGCAAAGTTTAATAGAGCAACTTGTTCATCCGCATCTGCTTTAGCGCGTCTTTCAACACCAAGAGCTCTATTTTCATCAATACGACTAAATCTTTCAGCACCAAGACCTTGGTTGGCCATCGCATGAGCATCTGCTAATTTAGTACGAGCTTGTTGTTCTTGTATAGTAGCTTGCATTTGCATCTGTTGCATTTGTTGTTGTTGCTGCGCTTGTTCTTCCATCTTCTTAATGATCTCATCTTTGTTCTGTATTGTTGCAGCATCAAGTAGACTTGAATCAGGAATAGGAACACCGAGTTCTTTAAGTTGCATAAGTTGAGCAAACTGCATTTGTTTTTGAGACTCGGTATTGAATCCAAGCTCGACCATGCAATGATACTTACCAAATGATTTATTATAAAATAATGGCGCAGGTTCTTCGCCTTCAAGAAGATTCTTAATTTTTCCAGGTGTGTAATTATTTTGGATAATCTTCATTATTAATTCACCAAGTAAATTCTGTGAGTAGTCAAGTCTATCAAACAACGGCTGCAAGGTTGTAAGTCCTGCACCTTGGCGAAGGGCAGATAATATACCAGCTTTATCATCAAGCGCTGAACCCATCAGTTCTTCATTGATACCAGAAACTAAGTTCATCTCTTTTGAAAATGTATCCTGCAACTGGAAGAAGTATTGTGGAATAGCAGGAGGAGTAATCTGTTGGATATCAGTCATCGCAGCTTCTTCTTTAAGCGGTATTATGCGTCCCTGACCTGTTTGAAATAAATGTTTAACATCAACAGGCGCATTCTCTTTAAAGATCCAGCCACTATTAACTACAGACTCAGCCGCATCTGCAGACAATATAACTCTACGATTGAACAATATTTGTGGATCTCTCAACGAGCGACAAATACCTTGAATACGGCTATAAAAATAAGGCATCATTGGATTATAGTATCCAAGCACTGGAACAAATGGATACACATCTATGTTCAAACTGTTTGGACCGTCATAAAATACTTTGTCTTGAATCATGATAGCCATGCGTACCGTTGGAATATCTTGTTCAATCACGGTCACTTGAGGATAATGTGATAAAAAAGTCTTTATATCAAGTTCAGACTGATTGGTGATCTCAAATGTTTCACCAGTAATCTTATCAACGAGTAACTTTTGTTTTCTGTAATCACGGTAATAATACTCATCGTAAGCAAGTCTGTTCTGTTGAGTTTGCCCAAAACTTTCCGGCATATATTGAAAGCGTCCATCTCTACCGGTTCCTGTTGGATTGCCAGGCAATGACATAATTTCTTCATAGCGATCGGGCATTAAAGCTGCAGCTGCACTGTGAGATAAATAAGATCTTCTCCATACAAAAGAGCAATCAGAAAGATCTGGTTTTCTAAAGTAAGGATCAATAAAGAAACTATTATATGAACAATTATCTACCTTGATATCACCAGAAACGGGATCATTACGGTAATCCATATAAGCATGAAGTAAATTCATACCCGCAATACATCCGCCTTGGTGGAACGCTTCCGATATCGTTTCATATACACCCTCACGTTTATATATGTTAAGTAGAACTTTGCTTAACTGATCAGCGGTAGCTTGATCCCCATTTTCAAGAGGAACAACAACTGAAGACTTTCTATTACGACGCTGGTAACCAGAAACCATATTACATAAAGGACGCACACGGTTGAAATACCATGATCCTTTATTATTATTGGGCATTGTTGTATTAAGTTCAGCCATCAAAGACGTATCACCCGCTTCAAGTCGAGTATCAATGGTAGCTTCTGTCCAATATATCTGCCATATTGACTGATTGGCAGTATAATCGGCATCTATTTTTTTCTTAATGGCGCTATAGCCACCAGTCATTGAAGCTAGCGAATCGGTTTGTCTCATCAACATATTTATATCCTCTTGCTAAAACTCCTTCCATTAGAGTCTAGAAAGAAGTCTATAATTGTTTAGTACTAATAACCATAATAGTTATATTAATTAATCAATATCTGGATCACGAACATAATCTTTATACCATGTACCACATATAAATCTACCTATAGGCCGTGATTCTTCATAATGTTCTAATAATTTATCAATATCTAAGTCACGTCTAGCAAAAATCATACAAATTAGTTTTTCTAATGTTATATCATCCAAAGAAAGACATTCTAATAATAATTGTTCAAGATTTATATCATCCATTAATTACCTGTACTTACTATTATTTTGACCAATCACCAACGCTTGCATTAATCATACAGGAAATAAGAATCAATTCCTGTTTTAAAACGATCATAATCATAACTGTCGTTCTCAGCTTGGAATTCAATATCAATAGTACTAGTTGTTCTATTTAATCTTAACCAAAACGTACATTCGCTATTGAAAGCGGTATAAACCACAACATCATGATAATCAAAGTCTCTGAAACTATACAGCGTCAACTCAAACTGTTCAAAATTATAGACAGTATATTTTGCTGACCATGATGCACATATCAATACCGCTTGAAGTCCAGCTTCATTAGCTATTTTTGGAATATCTTTATATACATCTGCTCTTTTCTGTGGAGCACTACATAAACTATTTGTTGCAAGAAGAGTGAAGAGAATTAATTTGTTTTTCATTACTTATAACTATTATAACGGGGATCATCACGGAAAAAACGTGGTAAGTCGCCCTGGTTTCCATACAATGCCTGTGCTTTTTTTCTGTCGAAGTCTTCGGGAGACATTCCCTTCTTAGCTTTGTGAATAGCTACACATAAGTATCTCAAAGCGTCAGCGTAATGGTTTGCCCATGATTTAACTGGCTTTGGTAAATACATCTGTCTCGTTTCATCCCACTCTTTTCTGTAGTTCTCAAGAGCATCAATAAGCGATCGACACTTCTCTGCATCAATCCAGAACTTATTAAAGTGAGTCCATACATTTTCGATACCGTCAATGATTCCGATCTGATCAACAAGGGTAAAGTTAATACCCAACTGCCGAGCTTTCTCAAACCGAGTGATAGCGCCTCCGCCCCACTCACGTACTTTAATATCATGCGGAGCGAAATGTTTTCCGTAGATATAGCTCTTCTCTTGAATAATCTTCACATAATGATCTAACCCAAGATTATTATTCGAATAGCAATCCACGATACGAACAACACTGCCATCGCCAACAACGTTAAAAAAGATAATCGTAGTAGCATCGTTAACTCCTATATCCCATGCAGTATAAACAAGTAAACCTGGCTCCCACGGAACATGTCCAATCTGTCCACGTAACTTCAACGCATCAAGATGAGCACCATAGAATGATCCTGATATACCACGATCAAAACTACATTCATATTCCTGTAAATATAATCCTTCATCCATCTGAGCGCGCTCTTGCACAAGCACTTCATGAGGAACATGTCCTATTTCAGATGCTTTGTGAACAAATATCTTCCACTCAGGCAACTCTTGCGTTACTTTCCACATCTGCCAAAGATGATTCTTTCCACGAGGTGTTCCTACAACTGCACACCATCCGCCATTTGCAGCAAGAATAGGCCGTATGAACGAGAAAATGTCTGGTGGCATTAAACTATATTCTGAAAGAATTACCGCGTAAGGATTGGTTCCTACAAGCGAACTATCATATGTATCACCACCAATAATTTGCAGTATAGATCCATTCTTGAATCTTATTTTCATATCAGATTGGTTCACACTCTCAACTAAAACTTCTGGAAGGTAATCGAGAAACTTTGTTCCGTCGATGGCTATAGCGTCAAAGATTGCTTTACGTCCCTGACCATAGGTTGGCAGTACATAAAACACTAAGCACACGCGTTTAATACACTGACGAATAGCAAGATTCCAAAAAAGGATATCTTTACCTGCTCGGCGGCTTGCAATATAGAGAATTCGCTTTGATTTCTTCTCTTCAACAGTATCCCAAATTTCTTCTTGATACCATCTAAGTGCGAAACGATCTAAAGCTACTTGTACTTCTACATTCATTGTTTATCAAATGCCTCAAAACCAATAACACAACGTTTGCATTGTTGTCCCGTCTCTGAATCTTTACACTCAGAACATTTCAACTCTTTCATATCACAAAGAGTAATCATTTGAACATGAAAGAAGTCTTTATATGTTTCATTGATTGGTATCAACATTGCGCGAAGTTCATTAATCAGTTGTTGTTCGAGATGATCAGTCATTGTTTACCTTTGTCTCATTTCTAAAGAATAACTCTTTTCTTCTTTCCATAATGCCTTCTTGAAGGTCAGTCATTGGTTCCCTTTTGTTGTCGTCTTATTCTTGCTCTCTCTGCTCGTCTTCTCTTGCGTGCTTCAATTTTTTCTTTTAACGAATGATTTTCTTTCTCAAGTAGATCAACTTCAGTAACACGCAAACTTAACAGTTCTTCGAGTTTTGATATCGTTCGTTCAAGATCGAAAGTTTGATAATGATTGATAGCTTTAAGTTCTTGTATCTGATTAACCAAGCTTAACGATTGCAGCTCAAGATCACAGACCTTCTGCTTTTCCTTTGTTAATAACTCATTAAGATCATATGCATTACTACCACAGTTAAAAAGCTTAAAACAGTTTAAAAATGATTTCATTATTCATCTGCCTCATTACTACTCAACATTTCTTCTTTAGTTACTATTCTAGGTTTACCAGTATTAATAATAAATGTATGTGGCTGTTTCTCTTCTTCTTTTTTCATATCAGAATGATACTTATTAATCTCAAGCCATTCAGGATCATAAACATGCATATCTTTATAAGCATATGCTCCATCTAATTTTTTATTCATAGCGCCAACTCTTCGATGACAAGCTAAAGCAAGCTTAACGTTATTATAAGCACTCTTAATATCAGGATACTTTTCAACCCATTGCTTCAAAGTAGAGTAAGGAATCTTAAACTCCATACAGAATTGTAATATTTCCA